TAAAGCAACCAAAAGCAGAAGATGTAGATATAACACAACCTGTTTTTAATCCTGAAGGAAATAAAAGAAAAAGCGCTTACGACAAAAAAACAGGTGTTTTAAAAGAAGCTACTAAACCTGGTTCTCTTGAGACAGGAGATGTATTAAACTTAAGTTTTGATGCTCAGAATATGAGTAATTATAAAGCTGCTTTAACTGATATATATACAGCCCCTTCTATACAACAAGTGAAAGGAGCTAGAGAGTCAAAAGCTTTTAACGAAGTTTTTACAAATGAATCAGCAAAAGAAATAATTAATGAAAGAATAAATAGCTATGTAGATTCTAAACGAGGTAAAAAATATGTTGATGGTTCAACAAAAAGAGCTTTAAATCGTTTGAATAAGGTTGCTACATTAGGTGTGTCTAGAGTTTTAGGTGGGCCAACTCAGTTTGTAAAACAAATAGTTCCTATTTTTAACACAATGTTTAATGCAGGTCTCAGCAATACATTAAAAGGATCTAAGTTAATTTTTGATGCTGAGGTTCAAAAGGCTATAGACAATTCAGGCTTACCTATTGCTAACAGGGGAATACAATCTCAATCAGATATTGAAAATGCTGATAGTAGAATTAAAAAGAAAGCACAGACAAAAGGAGGTAGAGTAATTGATGCTGCTGATAAAATAAATAAAAAGACACTTGAAGCTTTCTTGGTGTATCCAGATGTTCAGACAGCAAGAGCTTCTTTTATTGCTTATTATATTCAGCAAGTAAAAAAAGATGGAGGAGATACCACTAATATTGATTGGTCTAAACCATTAGACAAAAAAGCCGCACAGTATGCACAGCAACAAGTGGATAGGCAACAAAATACATCTGACCAAGACCTTCAAGGAGACTTGTTTACTAATCAAAACTTTGGTTCTCAAATGGTTCGCAAAACATTATTTCCTTTTGCAAACTTTTTGTTAAATCAAAAAACAAGAATGTATTCAGATATAAATACTTTAACTAATAACCCAACTGCTCTTCCAGGTGATAAGACTAGAGCGCTTAGGTCATTAGGAGGTTTAGGTGTAGAGACAGTAATGTTTAATGCTATTGGTTTAGGAATAACTCAAACCTTAGCTGCTGCCGCAAGATTAATATCAGGAGAAGAAGAAGACCCGAATTTAAACAGATATGCTAATAAAAGAGCAAGAGAAGAAAAAAGAGAGAAAGAGTTTAATCAAAGGTTAATAGGTAGAACTGGAAATGCATTAGCAGATGTTCTTGTTCCGATACCTATTTTAAATGACGAAAGTTTAAATCAAATAAACGGATTGATGTCTATGTTTCAAGACGATGAAGATAATCCATTTCAGTTCTTTGCAAAGACAGATAAAAAAATAATTGACCAACTAGGTACATTAGGAATCGGTGCAAAAAAAGCAGTAATACTTGCTGATATGATTAAAACAATTGTTACAGGAGAAAAGACCACTGTTTTTATGGGTAGAGAAAGCAAAGCTGAAATAGACCCTGAAAAATTAAACGCCTTGAAAATGACGACTATGGCTTATGCTATGCATTTAATTGGTGTCCCTGTTTTAAATTCAAGTGAAGTAGGATATATTGCTGAAAGAGCTTTTAAGGATATAGGTAAATCAAGAGAAATAGAAGAGAAAGTTGATTATATTGTAGAAGCTGAAGCTTTACTAAATCAGAGAGGTATTAAAAATCCTTCTCAAAAAATGATAGATAATGAAGCAAAGCAACTAAAAAGAATAGATCAAGGTAAAGACCGTAAAGTTGAGAAAACAAATAGCAAAAGTAAAGATGATAAATCTTTTTCACCAGCTTCTTTTGGTAATGAGAAAGGAAAAAATAAAAGTGGAAAATCGTTTAATCCTAAATCTTTTTAATTTTTAACCTTATCAATTAACTGTTGTAATTTTCTAATCAAAGAGAAGTTGGGTTTATCTTTCAACTTCTCTTTTAGTATTTGCTCTTTAATTTGTTCCATCATTTTGTAAGTGTTCTGCTTCTCTATTTGCATAGTCAGCTATTTTTTTCATGTCAGATATATCGTCTCCTTTTTTTCTTAGTAGATACTTAAGAATATTCCCTTCGTTAAAATTTAAATCCCAGTGCTTAATTAAATCAATGACATCTAATCCATTAATCTTTCTAGAAGAATATCGCTCATCTAGAAGAGTTGTGTCTTGTTTATATTGCATTGTCTATAACTTCTATTACGTGTCTTAAGTCACTTTTTTCAAACTCGCCTAGTGAAATGTCATTAACTATTAATAGGTAATAATCTTTTCTTACTTCAATACATTTTGTGTTTTCCATTTTTTAAAATATGTGTGTTAATCTTGCTACTTGTCCATGTTCCATTGAGTGTATAAATCCTTCGACAGCTTTTATTCCACCAACACCATAACCTTTTCTATGATGCCAGGAATCAGATCCGCTTGGTGACCTTAACGACTCAACTGTAATGCCATGATAGTCTTTACTAGACTTGTGGTGTATATGGTGTGTGTACACATAACGATGCTTTGTGTCTGCCCACCACTGAGAGAACTCATTAGCCATTATAAGGGGTAAATCTGCTTGTTTCGCTCCATCTCCATGTGTTGTTCCAATTAAGTTATTTCCGTACTTAAAACCCTTCCTATGGCTTATTGAGCAATCGAATGTAATGTTCTTGCTTTTTCTAAACCAAGACTGTATAGAATCCGATAACATGAATCCTGATATGTAATCGTGGTTACTTGGGTTGTAAACAAAGTGAACATCTGCTACTGCAATTAATGTTTCTAATACATCTATGTAAAGTTTTTTTGCTGTAAGGAAGTTTTCATACCACATACCATCAGTATCTTGTGGTGTACCTGCTGTTGTTTTTCGGTGTGGCTCATCGATATGAAGTATATCGTTACCACCTACAAATAATATCTTATCTATTTTAAAGCCATTAGACTTTTCAAGTATTCCTTGTATTCCTTCCTTTACTCTCTTGACAGCTATCTGTGAGTTATAATCCTCACCTGTTTCAAATGATGATGCTAGCTTACCTATGTGTATGTCAGCAGGATCAATTACTAGTAGGTGAGGGTCTTTCTGTTTTGTTCTTTTAATCTTAGGATATGAAGGAGAATGTTTATTCATTTCCTTTATAATATCCTCTCTTACTTTGTCTAAAGAGACACCGTTGTTTTTTACATGAAGAGAAAAGCTTTTGCCTTTATACCAGTAATGATTTACATCACTCATTGGTATTCCGTTAGTTTCGCATTCTACTTTTAATGCTCTGTGATTACTTATCATCACACTTTCCTCATCAGTAAGTCTTGGTCTGTAACCTACATTATTGTTTTCCATGTCAATAAAGATACAAAATAAAAGTTAATTATTTTAATTAGATAAAGTAAGTAACTCTTCGTTAAGCTGTTCTATCTTTTTAATTATCTCTTCTTTTCTTGCCTCTGGAGAGTACGTTGTAATAAACTCAGCTCTTTCTAGCGCTTTTTGATATACACCATTTAATATTGGGTCAGCCTTAATTATATAATCAAAATCTTTAATTGCATGTATAATAGTTGCGTGATCTCTTTTAGAAATCCTTCCTATTTCAAAATAGGTTAGAAGAAAGTTGTTTCTAAGAATATAGAATAGTATTCTTCTTGCGTCCACATACTCTCGTCTCCTAGTGTTTTTAAATATATTTTCAATTTCCATTTCCTGTTCAATTAATACCTTAATTGACTCGGCTTCTACTTTATTTTTTAATTTGATTTCAGGTGATGATTCGAATTTCATTTTATATGAATGTTTAAATTAATATCGTTTAGGTATTGGTCTAGTGTTATTTCAAATATATCTAACAGTATAGATGGTGAGTTCTTATTTCTTTTGGAATACGAAAGAGTAAAGAAAGTTGGTGTTCCATCTTTATCGTGTACCACTCCAGATTTTAACTTATCTAAACCCTTTGTTGTAGGCAGACCTATTAAGGTATCTATTTGCGCTGCTATCTTATTCTTTACACTAGGGTTAAATGTGTGTATTTGATATAGGAAGTTTTCATCCAATTCAAACTCATCCTCTATATACTTCTGTTCTGACTCCATGCTTTTCTAATTCTTTTAGTCTATATTCTTGTAAGGCAGACACCCTGCCCTTTGGCTTTTTTATTTCAGAGAATAGGACACCACAGTTAGGTGGTATAGCTACAACATCAGGTATGCCATTCTTATTAGTCTTAATAAGCTTGATAACATAGTACCCTTCAGCCTCTAGCTGTTTAATCCTTTTCGCTTGTATCTGTTGTTCTGTCATCTAATGCATTTTTTAATTTATCCAAGACAACATTAGTTTTAAAAAAACCGAATGTCCTATACAAATTATCATTATGAGCCATATTTATACATTTTTTAACAAGCTTTTCGTTCACAATAAACTTGTCGCCTCTTTTTATTGCAAATGTTTCTCCAGAATTAACACCTGTGTTTTGGACTATAAGTTTATTATCATTCATATCTTTAATTTCATTCATAAAATAAACATATTCTTTAGCCGCAATTTTAACTTGTGTAGAATAAAAAGAAGGGGTTGAAATATGACTAAACATATTTAATAATTGATTAAATTTTACTTCATTTTCTAAATATTTCATTGGTAATTTTTCGTTATTCATAATTTGTTTTTTTTGTCCCAAAGATTATTTTCGGTTAAATATTTAGGATTCATCATTGGAATCCACATACTTTGTGGTTTTCCAAATACCCAAATAGTTTTTCTTGTTTCTCCTAAAGTTTCTTTTGTCATATTAAAATTTATGTAGCTTATGTCTGCTTAAAAAATATCCAGAGCCATGCCCTAAGCTTTTTATATTTTCTTTTCTTATTAATTCATCTTTAGTAGCCCAACCTACAAAATCCACTATGTTTTTGTTTACGTAAGCTAAAACATAAACGTCTACATCTTGATTTACTTTTAAAGTAGAAAGTAAGTTACCAGTTTTATAGTGAGTAGATTTTATGTCGTATCTATTATTTTCTTTTGTTACTCCATCAGCACTACCACTTCTTGGTGACAAACAAAAATCTGGAAATAAATTATTTTTTTTAGCAAAAGCATATTCTGCTTTAAATCCTTGAATATCTGCTTCTACTCCGTTTTGGTCTCCTATTTTGGCATCAAAAACATTATTACTTCTAGCTATACTAGATCTAAGCTTCCCAATATATTCGCATAGCTCTATCTCTAATTCGTCTAATTTAACTATCATCTCTCCAGTCTTCAGGCCATATTCTTCTACCTATTGCTTTTCCTACTACCATTACTATCCAGGCTATAGTTAGCCAACCTATTGCTTCTA